GTGGATACGGTCTACCTAGGGGTTCACCAACCCCAGCCCGGATGGGCTTATAGTAGATCGCTTCTCGGACAAAGGGCCAAAGCTGCGCCCAATTGCCGATCGCTGACACTCAAATTAACGAGTTCAGTGTCCGTTACCCATGGGCCCAAATAGGGCCAGTTTGTGACGGTTCGCCTCTTCTCAGCAATACTCACCTTTAGGCCATTCGCCTTCATAGGTGGCTCCACTGGAGGTACCAAGCCAAACGCCGTATACAGGTCTTCACCCATACCCAGACGTAGCGAGACGATTTCCTGCCCGTTAGGGCTCCGCCATTGCAGCCTTTCCCGTTTAAAGGGTACAGGTGCTTCTGGAGGTACAAATCTCGTCCAGCTTTGATTATATAGCCAGGTAACGTAACCTGCTCTTCCCGCCAATTTCATATGGCGAGTGCCTTCTTCAAACGTTTTGCAACGGTAACCCAGGAAAGTCTTGGGATCCCCGCGCTTCACGCCTTCAGAGTAGGCAACGGCAGGCACAGCCTCATCGAAATCCATGATGAGACCGTCGTCTGTTTCACCTAAGGGTATGGCACAGTGTAAAGCCCAATCCGGCAAGTGGGAAATAACCCACAACCAGACAGGCAGCAACCGACCATCCCTGTAACCACCACGTATTGCCCAACGGGTGATATTGTTGGCTAGCAGTACGATAGATGACACAGTATCCAATGCCGTGTCAACGTAAAAGGGCGAAACGTCTATACCCCTGAGATAGTGCTTCCCGCACGACTCTCGGAACGACGGTTCAGGATCAGAGAACGTCTTATCGACGTTAAACCGAAACCCGCAAAACGAATAAACCTCAGTCAAGAGGTCCATCGCCTCAACGGGCACGATCAAATCATCTCCATAAACCGAAATATCGGGGGGTATACCTAAGTAGTCGCAAACAGCCCAGGCAAGAGTCCAGAAGATCAGACTCTCTACCTCGAACGTGTAGCCGTTTCCCATTGCTGAGAACAGCTCATATTCGTGGAGTGTTGTTGACTTTTCAACCTTGGCATGGGTAGACCGCAAAACATCTAGCAGTCTGTACCACGTAGGATCAGAGGTTTCTGTATGGGGGTGATCCCCAAAGTACCTCCAAACCAAAGATGACGTGACGCTGTTGCTTGCGCTTTTAGCATCCACAGTCGCCACCTTGCCACTGACCGAGCCCTCTCGGGCCCGCCGTTGGTTGATAGACTGGTCATTCAGGTTAATACCAGCTGCCCACATGCGGCTCCGCATACAGCGCCCTAGGGCTAACTGCATGTAGATTTGCATATCCGTGGGTATGCCGATAGTCCTGCCAGTCCACGCGTTCTTAGGCACGCAACGCAACAGGTCATAGTCGCACACTGTTAGTGCCAAGTCAGCAACCCCGATGTCCTCACCGCTAATGTTCCTGTATGCCCACCCGGGCATCAGAGACATGACGGTTCGGGCGAGGTTGTATGACGACCTGTTCACATGGGGAGTACCCGAAAGCTTACCATATACGCTGGCGTCTTTGCGAGCCAGTCGAGTAGTGGATCCCGGGCC